GCTGCAATCTCCTTGAACATCAGGGTGGAGTCACCGGATTGAGCATGACGATCTTCCACGATCTTCAGAGCGTGTTTGAGTAAGTTTTCTCCTTTCATTATTTCCTCCCTTGGTCATGTTGTTCTATGGCGAAATAGCGGAAACCACCGCCGCCTTTCCAACCTATTGATTCGGTGACGCCCCCTGAATCATCTCCATTGATCACTTTTTTGAGACGAGGAATAATATGCGTATGGCAATGCTCGCCAAGCTCAACCATGATCCATCTTAGATACCTGGTCGCTAAGCGACAGCCAAGGTTTAGCGTAGTTGATTTTCGGATTGCTGCTCACGGTGATCCCTCTGTTCGAGATTGAGGGATGCAATCCATAAACGAAAAAAGCCACCCAAGATGCGCTTCACCGACGAGCGGGATTGGCGGGGTGGCTGTGATAGTGTAATTATCGGCCACGTTCCGACCGTGTCATTCTGCACCCCCTTTGCGAGCCAGCGCATCAAGGATGTTGTCGCCGCCGAGTGCGCCTTTGCTGCGTGCTTCTTTGTAAAGGCGGCGAATGGCATAAAGGTGTGTCGTGAGTGCTTCGGATTGTTTATTCAATGCCTGTTCAGCAAGCTCCAACTTATGGCGAAGGGCATAACGGTGTGTCGTGAGTGCTTCGGATTCTTTATCCAAGGCCAGCGCAGCAAATTCCAACTCATCAAGAGTGGCTTCCACAATTGGCTTGGTGACTTCTTCCTGAATCGCACCAAGCGCAGGGATGCGAATGAATACGGGAAGATTTGTGTAGTACCAACTGTCCTTGAGCAGCTTCTCTAACTTGGGCTTAAACATAGTTTTCTCCTTTTTCGTTACGGATTGCCCAGCCTGTCTTGGTGCCAAGATCAAGGCTGAGTAGGATTGGTTTGGGATCGGTCATAGTGCCTCCTGTTGGGTTAATGCTGTTAGTTGATGGGGGGTCATGAGAATAACCCCGCGATCAGGTTGTAACAAAGTTTACCCCACCAAAAAGCTAAAGCACTTGATGCAATGAAAAAAACCAAGTAAAGTAATAAGCCTAGTATTGTTGTAGAAAGTCCGTGCATTAGTTTAGCTCCTGTAATAAGGCGGTTATCATATCGTTGTCAGATTGGCGGTCACTTGCTATTTGTACCTCATGCAATGGGATTAAGCGTCCCGTATAGAGGGCATAGTTCAATGCAAGGGATGCTAGCAGCAGGGCAAAACAAAAGCCTGATAGGGCTGATGTCTTTGGTTTAAGGACGAATCTTCCTTTGCGGCGGTTGATGCGATAGCGTAAAACCTTTGTTTCATTCTGTGTCATAAATATCCTATTTAATGTAAGGGGTGGCAGCTTGTAAGCTGTAGAAAATCGTTGCACCTGATATTGCTGCAAATAGCAGGGTATAGCCAAAGGTTATTAGGCATTCTTTTAGGGGGGTTGGCATGTGTTAATCCTTTGTTGGTGGTGTGTTGGTGGTGTGTTGATATAGGTATATAGTAATTTTACAAGTAAGTAAAGTAAAATGATGCATAAATGCATGGCAACTTTCTGTTGTATATAAAAAAGCAATGTGATACTATATATTATCACGTGTTAATCCTACACGATGTGTCGCCCGCCATTTTTGGTTCACTCCCTTGGATGGCGGGTATTTTTAAAAGGAAACTTCAAATATGGCGGTAAGAAAAAACCTATTCCACGATGCAAGAACTAGGGAAAAAATACAAACAAGTCAGCTTGTTAACCGTCTGATGTCTTACATTAATGGTGAAATAGAGCTGGATAACGGCAAAATACGCGCTATTGAGATTCTATTGAAGAAATCACTTCCCGATTTGCAATCTGTTGCAATAGACCAAAAAATTGACGCTAAGCTTGAATTTTCGTGGCAAGAGTCATAATCCCATATAAGCCTAGGGATGCTTTTAAACCGTATCATACCAATGATAAGCGATTCTCAATCACAGTAGCCCATAGACGGGCAGGCAAGACAGTCGCAAGGATTAATAAGCTCATAAGGAAAGCTGTTGAGTGTGAGCGTCAAAACCCTAAGTTCTCATATCTCGCACCGTATTACGTTCAAGCAAAAGATATAGCTTGGTTGTATCTTAAGCACTATGCCGCACCCATACTAGAGCATGGCGGCAAGGTTAACGAATCAGAGCTATCTATCACGCTCCCCCATAACAACGCTACTATCAAACTATATGGTGCTGAAAATGCCGAGAGGATGCGCGGGCTATACTCGGATGGTATTGTTATTGACGAAGGGCAAGGCATAGCAGCCTCAGTGCTAACATCTATCATTCTGCCTTCACTCGCTGACCGCAATGGCTGGCTTGATGTGTCTGGCACTCCCAAAGGATGGGAGAACCTGCTAGGGCAACTCGTTAAGCTTGCTCGCAAAGACCCTGAGACTTGGTACTTACAAATATTAAAAGCTTCTGAAACTGGTATTATTGCCAAGGATGAACTGGACAGGCAAAGCGCTCTCATGCCTGTAAATGAGTATAGACAAGAGTTTGAGTGTGATTTTGATGCTGCGATAACTGGTTCTATCTATGGTGAGCAGATAACGAAAGCTATGGATGATGGGCGTGTCTGTAAAGTAGAGTATGACCCGAAGTTAGAAGTCTTTACCTCATGGGATTTAGGCTATGATGATTCAACGGCTGTTATCTGGTGGCAACGTGCCTTTGGTGAGGTGCGCATTATCGATTGCTATGAAAACCATGGTAAGGACATGCAGCATTACATTGACATTATCAACTCACGATGCCCTGTTAATATGAACTATGTTCCTCATGACGCTGCAAACAAACTGCTAGCAGCTGGTGGGCGTTCTATCTATCAGCAAATGATTAACGCGAAGCTAAGCGTGCGAGTGATTGCAGCCACAAGCCAGCAGAACGGCATAGAAGCGGCAAGGAAGATATTACCTAATGCCTGGTTTGATAACGGATGCGATAAACTAATTGAGGCACTGAAAAACTACCAGTTTGAATTTGACGATACTCTTAAAGTGTACAGGTCTAAGCCAAAGCACGATTGGTCGAGCCATTATTGTGATGCTTTTGAGATAATAGGTCAGGTGTTGCGCGAAGCTAAAAAAGATGATAAGGAAGAGAAGCCACAATTCCTTGAGGCTCAGACGATTAACGAAATATTCTGGGGCAAAGATTCCCCTGTGGAGTCGAGAATATGAACTATGCACAGCTAAAGGGCGCGATTGACGCATACGAATCAAAATTTAGCACATGGCATAAGCGAGCCGATAACATCGTTAGGCGATATGAAGATGAGCGCCCCGCAAACAGCACCAAGAGTAAACTTAACATTCTATGGTCTAACGTTCAGACCTTGCAGCCTGCGCTATATAACGGCGCACCTAACCCAAATGTTGACCGCCGTAATCAAGACGATGACGATATGGGGCGCATTGTATCAGAAGTGCTTGAACGTTCGGCTAAATACTTCATAAAACAAGAGGCTTTCGATGATGTAATGCGTCAATGTGTGCTTGACCGCTTGCTTGGTGGTCGTGGTGTAGCATGGGCGCGTTATAAACCTGTAATTGGTGAATCAGTGATGATTACCAATAATCAGGGCGAGGAAGAAGAACAGCAAGGCGAGTTGTACAGTGAAGACGTAATTGTTGATTATGTAGATTCCCGTGATTTTGGGCATAACGTGGCTCGTATTTGGACTGAGGTGCATTTAGTTTGGAGGTGCGCTTACTTATCTCGCAGGGAGCTAATTAAGCGATTCCCTAAGCATGGCGAGCAAATCCCTTTAGATGTAAAAAACGTAGGCGATGACACGAAAGCAGACGAGGGGAAGAAGTCACGCATCTATGAAATGTGGGATAGTGAGAAAAAACAGGTCTATTGGATTCATAAGGAATATCAGCATATTTTGGATGAAAAACCAGACCCGTTGCATTTAAAAGGGTTCTTCCCATGCCCTAAACCAATATATGCCACGCTTTCTAACAAGTCACTAATTCCAACCCCTGATTATGTGCAGTATCAAGATCATGCGAATGAACTGGACAACCTGACGGGACGTATTAACGCGCTTACCAAGGTTTTGAAAGTCGCTGGTGTGTATGATTCCACCGCTGAAGGCGTGCAGAAGCTTTTATCTGATGGCGTTGTAAACACGCTAATTCCAATTTCTAGTTGGGCAGCGTTTTCACAACAAGGTGGCCTTAAAGGCGTGATTGATTTTCTACCGATTGAGCAAGCCAGCAAGGTATTGCTTGGTTTGTATGGCGCAAGAGATCGTGAAAAACAGATTATTTTTGAAATCACAGGCATTAGCGATATCATTCGGGGCGCGACTGACCCTAACGAAACACTAGGTGCGCAGGAGTTAAAAGGCAAATATGCTGGCCTGCGCTTGGGTGCTATGCAGCGGGACGTTGCAAGGTTTGCGCGTGACTTGGTCGAAATCACTGTTGAGATTGTCGCAGAGCATTTTGATTTAGAGACAATCAAACAGATTACAGGTGTAAAGCTGCTCACCAATGCGGAAAAGCAGCAGATACAAATGCAAGTGCAGCAATGGCAGATGATGGCGCAACAGCAAGCGCAACAAGCACAGATGATGCAGCAGCCAGCTCCTCCACCACCACCACCACCAGTCACTAAAAAAATGATGGATTTAATGAAGAACCCATCATGGGAAGATGTCGAGGGTGTTATCCGTAAGGACATGCCGCGTTGCTTCATCATCGACATTGAGACTGAGTCAACAATCAAAGCTGACCAAGATGCAGAGAAAGCGGCTCGCACTGAGTTCCTGACGGTAACAGGCGGATTCATTCGTGAAGCAACCGCGGTTGCTTCACAAGCTCCTGAGCTTAAGCCTCTATTGATGGAAATGCTATTGTTTGGCGTTCGTGGGTTTAAAGCAGGTCGTGAGCTTGAATCGACATTTAAAAATGTCATGGATGATATTCGAGAACAGGAAGAGCAGCCGCAACAGCCGCAACAGCCTCAAATTAATCCGCAATTGGAAGCTGCAAAAGTTGAGGCGCAGGCAAAAGCGGAAATGCTTGGTATTGATATGGATTACAAGCAAAGAGAGTTCCAAAGCAAATCAATTATACTAGACAAACAGCACGCGCTGAAGGAAAAAGAGATTGCTTATCGTGAGGGAACAACTTGGCAAGGAGGTTAGCGCATGAGAAATCTGTTAGCAGAGTGGGACGCAGCGACACCAGATAACCCTATGGTTATTGCTTCAGATATTGTTGATGAATTTACAAGGCTACTCAGTAAGCGCAACGCAGCACCCCCTGTCCGTAATTTCTATGTCCAAAGTGATTATATGCCAAGTGGCGCACTTAAAAGCATGGCAGATGGGAAAACATACGATAGCAAATCACAATACTATCGCTCTATTAAAAATGCTGGGTTAGTGGTTATGGGTAACGATAAGCCAAATAAGACTGAAGCAAACGAAGTAACAGGAAGGGACATCAAAGATGCCATCGAACGAATTAGAGCAAGCTGAAGTTGTTAAATCGGAAATCATTGCAACCGATGATATAGGCGCAGACATTGCGGCTACGATTGAAAAGCTGAAAGCCCCAGAGACGAAGGCTGAAGATGCGTCCGTTAAGGCTGAAGATGATCCCGTTAAGGCTGAAACAACCGAGCTTGCAGAAGTAGAGCCTGTAGTTGATGCTCCTAAAATTGCCGCGCCGAATTCCTACAGTGCAGCGGTTAAGGAGAAATGGAATACGCTACCACCTGAGATTCAGGCGGAGCTTTCAAAGCGTGAAGAAGAAGTGCATCGCATGATGACCTCACCAACTGGTGAACTAAACTTTGGGCGCAGCATGAAGGAAACCTTTTCACCATACATGCCATTGATTCAAGAAGAAGGTGGAACACCAGAGGGTGCAATTAAAGACTTGCTCAGTATGGCTTACACCCTTCGCAAGGGAACACCTGAGCAGAAAACCGCTGTTGTGCGTGAGGTGTGTGAGAACTTCAATGTTAATATGGGTGATGGTGAACAAGAGTATGTCGATCCGACTATATCACTTTTGCAGCGTGAGATTGCCGAATTAAAGCGGCAATCAAACCCAGAGGCATTAATTAAACAATTGCGCCAAACGCAAGAACGTGATAATGTTCAGAGAGAAGTTAATGCGTTTGCAACTAATCCTGAGAACAAATACTTCGATAAGGTGCGGCCTTTTATGGCGGCATTTTTAGGCGAAGGAGTGGCAAAGGATTACAAAGAAGCATACGACATGGCTTGTAATGCCCACCCCGAAGTGCGCTCCATTCTTGATGCTGGTAGGAAATCAGCAGAATCAGAAAAGCGCAAAGCGGAGATAAAGGCGAAGCAGAATGCAGCTTCAAGCATAGTAGGTAGTCCAGCCACTGCGGTGAGCAACACCAACTCCAACACAGACGATATCGAGTCAGCGGTTCGCGCAGCAATGCGTAGCGCCTCTGGCAGTATATAGCGCTCTAGGGGTAGGTACTCCTAGGGCATAAACCTTAGGAGTTAAAAATGACTAGTCCAAATATTTCTGAAATTGCAACTATGACGCTGGAGAGCCGTGCAGGCAAACTTGCGGATAATATGAGCAAAAATAATGCGTTGCTAAACCGCCTTAAAAAGCGTGGCAACATTAAAACCGTATCTGGTGGCACAACGATTCGTCAAGAATTAGAGTACGCACAAAACAGTTCATTAATGGGTTATTCAGGTTACGATGTTCTAAACATCTCACCTTCTGACGTGTTTACTTCTGCGGAATTTAACTATGCGCAGAAAGCAGTGGCTGTTACAATCTCTGGTTTGGAGATGTTGCAGAATAGCGGCGAAGAACAGGTGATTAACTTGCTTTCAAGTCGCATTAAAAACGCTGAGCGTTCTTTGTCAAACGCCATTGCAGTTGATCTTTACTCAGACGGAACTGCAGATGGTGGAAAGCAAATCGGTGGTTTGCAACACCTTGTCGCCAAGGCTCCTACTTCTGGTGTCGTTGGCGGTATTGACCGTGCAACATGGTCATTCTGGAGTAATAAAGCATCTGCTCCGAATGGCGCACCTACTTCAACCAACATTCAATCACGCATGAATGCTTTGGCGTTTCAACTGACCCGTGGTACGGATGGCGCTGATTTAATCGTTTCTGATGCTCTATACTATGCGACCTATGTTGAGAGCCTTCAAGCTATCCAACGTATTACCTCTGATGAAATGGCTGGGGCTGGCTTTATGTCACTTAAGTATTTCGCCGCTGGTAAGGCAACGGATGTTGTTCTTGATGGTGGTGTTGGTGGTGGATGCCCTGCATCTACGATGTATTTCCTTAACACGGATTATATTCACTTCCGCCCTCATGCTGACCGTAACTTTGTGCCACTTGGCGGCGAGCGTTTCGCAACCAATCAAGATGCAATGGTTAAACTCATTGGCTTTGCTGGTAACATGACTGTTTCTAATGCGTCCCTTCAAGGCGTATTGAGCCACACTTAACCACTAATAAAGGAGAAACTAATATGACTTATACTTTTCTTAGCGGTGGCTTGGGATACCAAGCTATTGCTGACACTTCTACAACTGTTGGTGCAGCGCATCCACTTGGTACTATCGCTCAAGCGAGTGATTCTACCTATGGCGGCGGTGAGTTCATTTACCTTAAAGGCTTGGCGGCAACCGCTATTGGCTCATGGGTAACGTACAACTCTGATGACAATACAACCGCGTTGTTAGCGGCCAATGCTATCGGCCCTGTAGCCGTTGCAATGTCTGCTAACGTTGCTTCTCAATACGGCTGGTATCAAATCGGCGGTAAAGCGGTAGGTAAAGCACTTGCGTCTTTTGCTGACAACGGTCTTGTACATGCTACGTCTACGGCTGGCAGTATCGACGATGCAGTTGTTGCCGGTGACCGTGTGAAGCTCGCTAAGGGCGCATCTGCGGTTGATACTCCATCTGCTGGATTTGCTGAGTTCGAAATTCATCGCCCGTTCATGGATGATGCTGCTTCGGCTTAATTAATTGCTTATGGTCTTACGGCGGTGTATAACATTTGGAGTTTAACCTACTAAAGGAGTTCTATATGTTTGCATCGCCTAAGATTACCGAGCAAGGAAGCAAGGTCAGTGTCAGCTATGGTGGAGACGAGGGTTTATACCCTGTTTTTTCTATTGAAGCAGTAAGGGACGAGGAAGCCTCGACTGAGGCGGGTCGTGAGATGTTCAAAGATGTTGAATGGCTAACAATCCATATTGCCGGTGACAGCTTAAAGAAACCATCAAGGCCAGCGAGCGAAGAAGACAAGCAGAGATTCGCAAAATATTACGAAGCCTTTAAAAATCAGGGCATTCAACTGCAAGAGGGAACACCTCTTACAGAATGGTCTTTGGTTGGTAAAGCAATGGCAATGACACTAAAGAGCATGAACATTCACACAGTTGAGCAGTTAGCTGCGTGTGCGGATGGCAACTTGAGTTTTATGGGTGGTCGTGAGCTTCAGAAGAAAGCCAAAGAATGGCTTGAATCGGCAAAAGACAACGCAAAGTTCAGCAAAGTGTTTGCTGAGAACGAAGAATTGAAACGCAACCTTGATGCTATGCAAAAGCAAATTGATGCCCTTGCAAAGCAAAAGCCCACCAATAAATCCAAAGAGGAATAGATGTCTAGCACCGTCCTAAAGCTAATGCAGGATTTTGCCAATGAGGTAGGAATTCCGCAACCATCACAAGTTATAGGCGCGGCGGATGATACTAGTCGGCAACTGTTGGCATTAGCGAATAGGGAGGGCAAAGAGTTTGCTAGAATGGCGAACGGCAAAGGCGGATGGCAGGAGTTACACAAAGAGCATCGCTTTACTACTGTATGCCTAACGGGGCTTGCGGGTGTCACCACAAGCGGCTCGCCTGTCATCACAGGCATATCTGACACTACGGGGATTGTCGCTGGCACATGGCTATTGTCTGCGGACAATTTCTCTAGTTTCTGTAACGTGGTGTCAGTGGATAGCGCAACACAAATCACGGTGGATTTAAACGCTACTGCATCGGGAACGGTTGACTTATCCATTGGGCAAGCAGCTTATTCTATGCCGTCCGATTTTGAGAGTTTCGCAATGTGTACGTTTTGGGATAACTCGTCCCACTGGGAGCTTATGGGGGCGATTAGCGCACAGGAGAAGCAACTATTGCGTTATGGGATAGTTGCGCCTGCCATTAATCGCACCTTCTATATTCGCAGTAGCAAACTATGGTTAGTACCAACACCCACCACCAACGGCGAATTAATCACCTATGATTACTATTCTAACGGCTTTTGCCAGTCGTCAGGTGGCACGGCTCAAACATCATGGGAAGCTGACACAGATACTTACGTCCTAGATGAGGATTGCTTTATTCAGGGTATGAAGTGGCGTTATTTGAGGTCGAAAGGCTTTGATTACGGCCAAGAGTTTATAGACTATAAACAGCAAGTCGCTATTGTGATGTCTAGGGATGGAGGGCAACGCAGCCTTTCGCTCACTGGCGGTACACAATGGAATCGCTTTCTTGATGGGAGCAATATACCTGAAACAGACTACGGGCAATAAACATGGCAAATTTGAAGCGTGTTTCTAAAAATACCTCGCTTCAAGCGCCAACGATGGGATTGAACGCCAAGGATGCTGTGGCGAATATGAAGCCAAAGTTTGCCACCACGATTGAAAATTGGTTTCCAACACCTTCGAGCGTTGATGTTCGCAAGGGTTATGTGTCTCACGCAACTGGACTTAGTGGCGATGTTGAGACACTGGCTGCTTATAACACAGGAACAAGCCAAAGGCTCTTTGCCGCGGCTAACGGCAATATCTACGATGCAACAGCATCGGGTGCGGTAGGGGATGCGGTGGTAAGCAGTTTGAGCAATAGCCGTTTTCAATATATCAACATGGGGACGGCTGGCGGGTTCTTCCTGATTATGGTGAATGGTGAGGATAGATTACTCCGTTACACAGGCTCGGCATGGCAACAAGACGGTGACGGAAGCGCAGATATAACGGGTGTTAATACCGCCAACATTATTCATATTAATAATTTCAAAAGCCGCATATTCATGGTTGAGCGTGATAGCTTCAACGTTTGGTATTTGCCAGTTGCAAGTATTGGTGGCGCAGCTACGAAGCTTGACTTGTCTAGTTTCTTTAGGCTTGGCGGTTACATTATGGCAATGGTGAACTGGACGATTGACAATAGCGCAGGGATTGACGATTACGCGGCGTTTATCACGTCAGAGGGCGAGGTTGTGGTATACGCTGGAACTGATCCTTCCAGTGCTTCAACCTGGGCATTGCAAGGTACTTTTCGCATGGGTTCGCCAATAGGCAGACGGTGCTTTATGAAGGTAGGGGCTGATGTTATGGTGATAACGGTGGATGGTGCCTTTCCGTTATCAAAATCAATGCTTGTAGACCGTACGCAATTAGGGCTGGCTCTTAGCGATAATATATCCCCGCTGATTAATAAGGATGTACAGGATTATAAGGGCAACTTTGGATGGCAGCCTATCTATCACCCGATAGGAAACAAACTAATTGTCAACGTGCCAGTAGTCGAGAATATACGAACAAAGCAATACGTCATGAATACCCAGCATGGCGCTTGGACGGTGTATAGCGGCTGGAATGCTAACTGCTTTGAGACAATGAATGACACGCTTTATTTTGGCGGCGCGAGTACGGTATATATTGGTGATACTGGATACAACGATAATGGCGGCAACATTACTGCGGTATGTCAACAGGCGTTTAGCTATTTTGGTGATTCAGGTCAGAACAAGAAATTCACATTGGCGCGCCCTGTATTCTTATCAGAAGGAACTGTAACGCCTGCTGTTCTAATCAACACTGATTTTCAAGAGACGCGTACCACAGTTAGCGCTAGCTTTTCTGGTGGTGTGGGTGCGGCTTGGGATGAGGAATATTGGGATGATGCCGAGTGGACGGGAGGCGATACACTCACCGCTAAATGGCAGACCGTTACAGGTGTTGGGTTTTCCGCTGGCGTTCGGGTTGTCACCTCCACTAAAGACATCGCAGTGAAGTGGCAAAGTACCGATTTTGTTTATGAATTGGGTGCGACTTTGTGATTGTCTATGGTGCGGATGAGGCGGTCGCTAAATGGGTATCGCTTAATCTTACTGGTTTAGATGACTCTTATGAAAAATATTCCGCTATAGGAATCGTTAAGGATGAGCAGCTAATAGCTGGTGTTGTTTACTCGAATTACCAACCAAACATCTTAATAGAGATGCATATCTTTTCGATTGACAAGAGATGGTGTAATCGGCATACTCTCAGAAAGATATTCTGCTACCCCTTCATCCAACTAAATTTGGAAAGAACGCAGGCTATTTGCTCAGCAGATAATGAAGGGGTTCATGTGTTCTTAGAAAAAATCGGATTCACTCGCGAAGGCTATCACCGCAAAGCATACTTTGACGGCTCAGATGCCGTGTCTTTTGGTATGCTCAAATCTGAATGTAAGTGGCTGCCAGCATCAACAGAAATGTTAGGAGGGTAGCTATATGGGTAAGAAATCACCAAAACCACCTGCAGCTCCAGACCCAGTCGTAACCGCAACTGCTCAAACAGCATCTAATAAAGAAACCGCCTATTGGAATGCGGTGCTTAACAACGTCAACCAGAACACACCGTATGGTTCTTTGAGCTACCAGCAAACTGGCGGCAATCAATCCAGTGGTGAACCGCCTCCACAATTCACCTCAAATATTACTCTCTCTCCTGAACAGCAAAGACTCTACGACTTGCAGACTGACCAAGACAGGCAATTACTAGAGCTTGGCGGCGACCAGTTGCAGCGGATTCGTACTACCGCAAGCACGCCTTTTAGCTTTGGTGGTATAGGCAATGAGATTAACGAGCAAGGCGTAACACAAGCGAGGGCGGATGTGGAAGCGGCACTAATGAGTCGCCTTAATCCTCAATTCGCCAAAGATGAAGAATCGTTACGGACGCGCTTAATCAACCAAGGGATTAACCAAGGCTCTGAAGCGTATAACAATGAATTTGATTCGTTCGGGCAACAACAAAACGATGCAAGGATGCAAGCGGTTCTAGCTGCCGGTCAATATGGCGGCGACTTACAAAATCAAGCTCTTCAACGCCGCAATCAGTCAATTCAAGAGTACGCGACTCAGCGTAACGCGCCTCTCAACGAGTATATCGGTTTCACTTCTGGCACACAGATTCAAAACCCACAATTCCAATCAGCGGGTTATGGGGGGGCTGCTCCAGTGGATTATGCAGGGATGGTCAATAACCAATATCAATCACAACTGGGAGCGTATAACTCTAAGGTTGCTGGCAGGAATAGCACGATGGGCAGCTTGTTTGGTTTGGGTGGTCAAATTGCTAGCGG